GTTTAGCCCCAAGTAGGTGCTGTAGCGTTGTCGTTTGTGCAAGTGTATTCAACGTGTTCATCAGGAGCAACAGCAGTCCCATCGGCACGATAAACGCCAATGGTGATGCCATCTTCCATCTTCTGATAGCCAGTTGAATTATCTGAAAAAGTGATTTCAAACCATGTAATCATTTTAGTAATCTCCAGCGATTGTTACGACAGAGTAACCAGTACCAGTAGAGCCAGTAGAAGTTCCAAAAGTCACATACAGTAAATAGTTAGGGTCAAGTGCAATGTTTAATGGCAACTCAAAAACGCTAGAAGCCGCAGTCTGAGAGACAGTCACAGCGGGTAGTGTTATCTCATCAAACAGCCAAGTATTTGTTGCGCTTGTTGTCGTGCTAGATGAAATGAACACACGGCAAACAGTTGCCGCTGGTGAGGCTACAGGGCGAAAGCGAATCTTTTGGACATAAGAGCCGTTAGCTCCAGCAGTAAATGCTTTAACTAAAGTTCCAGAGCCATCAGTTGCTGTGTTGGCGGTTGGGCCAACAACAAGACCTGAGTTATTGGCAGCGACTGAATCAGTTGCACCAACGATGGAATAAATGGGGGAGGTATTTGCGGGCATGATTTTCCTTTAGCAAAGAATGCAGTTGATAGCTACAGCCCGTACTAGGCCGAGTGATGTTCCACCGCTTCCAGTAGAAGCAATAGTGATTGAACCTGATGCGTTTGTCACAGTGATACCCGTACCAGCGGTCAATGTCGTTTTAGTCAATGTGTTGCCGGTAGAGTTACCAATCAACAACTGACCATCTGTATAAGATGTTTGTCCCGTACCACCATTTGCCACAGGCAAAGCAGTACCAGAATAGGTCATTGCCAGTGTGCCAGATGTTGTAATTGGGCTTCCAGTAATACTGAAAACGCTTGGAACAGAAGCCGCTACACTTGTAACAGTTCCCGTGCCAGAGCCTGTAAATGCGATTTCAATAGACCCAGCGCCTGGGGTAATACTCACGCCAGAGCCAGCGGTCAAAGATGCCTTGGTCAATGTGTTGCCAGTGCTGTTACCGATTAGCAGCTGGCCATCGGTGTAGCTTGTCTCGCCTGTGCCGCCATTGGCCACTGCCAGGCTTCCAGTCACACCAGTAGACAAAGGCAAACCCGTTGCATTGGTCAGCACAGCAGCCGACGGTGTTCCAAGGGCTGGTGTCACCAAAGTGGGTGAATTGGTAAACACCAAATTGCCAGTGCCTGTCTCATCAGTCACAGCAGACGCAAGATTGGCAGATGATGGCGTGGCCAAGAAAGTGGCAATGCCAGATCCCAATCCACTGACACCAGTGGAGATCGGCAGCCCTGTCGCGTTGGTCAATACAGCAGCAGATGGAGTGCCTAAAGCTGGCGTGACAAGTGTGGGTGATGTTGCTAAAACATTGCTGCCAGAGCCTGTGCTTGTGCCAACACCAGTGCCGCCTTTACTCACTTTAAGCAGTGGGCCAGCATCAAACAGCGCGTCAATGGTGTCAAAGTCGGTATTGATCTTTGTTCCCCAGCTGTCGGTGGATGCACCAACTTCTGGCTTGGTCAGCAATAGGTTGGTCGTTGTGGTATCTGCCATTTTTAATCCTTAACCAAAAGTTTTTGCGCGGGTCAACAAATTACCGCCAGATGTTGAGCCTCTGTCATCGGCCACTTGCAAGTCATTTAAGGCGCGCTCATAAAGAGTCGCCCACACCTGAATTCTCGCATCATCTTGCAGATATGGCGCAGACTGAAGCAGACTTCCATAAAGATATACGTCAGGGCTTGATGTCAAAAGAAAATTGGTTGCGACACTTGCAGATAACTTATTCAAATTTGCAAAGTACACAATTTCTGCTGTGTAAGATGAATCTGGCGTTGGCACAAAACGAAACTGAGTTCCGACCACACCAAAAAACTTTGGTTTTCCGCTGGCAGTAAATTTTGTAGACTCCTCATCCAAGGCATCCATTGTCATAAAAGACATGGGCGTGTCTGGATTTGTGCTGGTCAATTTAAATGCTTTGACTTCTAAAAAGTCAGATGGTGTTGACTCAAACTCTCCATCCACTGTCAAATTTGACCTGGTCAACATCTGCCTGGTGCGCAGCGTTCTTTCAATTTGCGCTTCGGCCAGAGAGATAAAGTCAGGAATGACAGAAGTCAGGTCCGACCGGTTTAGCCAGTCGCCAATGGATGTCTTCAGCTCTGTATAGGTTGTCAGTGCCATTATTGGGCCTCTTTTTCCATTTCCTCTTTCACAATCCAAGTGTGTTCATGGCGAAATTCAAACGTGCCAATGTGGCCAATTTCCTTTGAGACGTCATGGTCGATGTAGACTTTGTAGCCCAGCTCTTGAGCTTTCTTACAAAAGAACACATCCTCTCCCATGTAGCCCCTAGTGGTCTGCCACGGCATATCAAACCATGGCTCGCTCATGCCCTCAAACACCTCGCGCTTGATCAGCATTATGCCCGTTCCAATGCTTCCCACCTCTTCCAATCCAGTGGATTCTGGCATGGTATAGACCACTTGGCGCTTGCCATTCTCGTCATAGTTCTGGGCAGTTGGGCCGGTGGGCATTCTGCGCCTGGCACAGTTGGCAGCCACAATCTCTTTGTCATGCTTTAAGAGCCGCTGGACCATGTCCTGTGGAAACGTCATGTCCGAGTCAATGAAAAGAATGTGGGTGCAGCCTTCTTTCATGGCATCCAAGCAAAGGTCAGCCCTTTGGTTTTGAATGATCGTGCCTTGCATCAATTTCAGACTGATAGCGTCTTCGGTGTTGAGCGTGTGAAAGGCAACCATATTCACCATGCAATAGGTGTAATTTGTGTGGACCTGATCACGGGCCGGTGTGCAGACTGCAATGTAATTCATACTTGTCCAGGGCGAGTTCTAAAAAATTTATTGTCGGAATCGTTGAGCCAGCGTTTCATGTACTCCTGGTCATCGATCTTGCCCTCGGCCTTCATCTTGTAATAAAGGGATTCGGGGATGGATGCCACCAAGTGCCACTCACCAGTCCAGTTGGCTTTCTCGTCTACAGCGTTATAGATGGCCTTGTTGGCCTCAATCACCGCTGTGACATCTTGTTGGGTCTCAATCGTCACATCGCCAGTCTCTGGGTTTTCATGCCAGATGCGTTTGATGCCTTGATCTTTGTTTTCGCTAAATAGTCTTTTGTGAATCATTTAAAAAAAGGGCCAAGTTTCCTCGGCCCTTTCAGTTTACCTTCCGATTAGGAAGTAATCAGGTCTGCTGCCAAACCATGGGCATTTTCAGCCAACACTTTGTGACCCCATTCCACGATCAGCATACGCTTTTCAGCATCGCCAGTCTTGGCCAATTCAACTTGCTGGTAAGGGCGCAGCACAGTCATCTTGGCGTAGTCAGGGTCGATCACCCATGCATCGCGCTCACGCTGGAAGCGGTTTGCAATCACTTGCACATTGCCGAAATCACTGCATCAATGTTAAATGAGATTCGCTATTCTCTCATCCCTCTTTCGAGGCTACCAGTTACCTGGTAGATCAGACTATCTCTTCACCCTCATTTGAGGGGCTGGGCACTTCGGACCGCTTGGTCCTACGAGGCTCCCGCCTCTAGTCGTTACACCTTCTGATTTCTCAGCTTGGCTCGGTATTGTCCTTTGTCCGGCTTGACAGTTAGGAGGTTCACCGAATTCACCCAGTTACAAATAAGCATTACTGCTTATCGACGCCATTAGTTAACGTAGATATCGACAGCGCCCACGAGGGTTGCTGGCTTTGCGCCTCCATCAATGTTGAAACGGCTTGAGGCAATACCAGAGAAGCCTGACACGCGCTGCTTGTTAACAGGACCGCACATCAAAATCTTAGGTGTACCACCAGCAGTCCACACTTTCTGAATCACATTCTTGAGAATGGTTTCAGTGAATGTGCGCACTGTGCCATCTGTACGGGCGCTGCTTGGCAGCGTTGTGTAAGATGGATCAGCACCGCTAGAACCTTTGTCGGTGTTTGTCTTAACAAACGCGCCCAAAGATGCAGAAACA